CAACCCTGGCAAGACAAGGTGATCGTTGCAAGCTCTCGATTGGTCAGCAGGAGATAGCCCACGTTTATGTTTTTCACATTTCCAACAAGCATTGCCGTCCACTGTGGCCGTAGCATGACAGCATTGTCGGCAGTTTATGGCCGGGACCGGGAGAGCAGACTTTCCGCCTCCCCAGCAAATCTCTTTTGCATCGCAATAAGAACATTCATAATAATCTGGTCGAGAAGCGCACCGATCCGGTGGTTCCGACGAAGTAATTATCCTCTCGGCCCTTTTTATTAAAGCATCAAATTCTTCTTTATTAAATTGTATTCTTTCACTATATAAGGAGTCATCATCTTTATTGGACACTAAATATAATGCCCTTTTCATTCCCGAATAGCCCATATAGCACGTCATCTGACAATAGTGAGTAGGTTTTGCCTTTTTTACTCCTTCTTTTTTTAACTTCTGGAATAATTTATCATTGGACGTTTTAAATTCCAAAATCGTCCATGACTTCTCGCCGCCGGGAACCCCTAGCGCACACCCATCCATGTGTCCCGAAAAATGCCCTCCAAAATCGCTAAATGCAAACTGATTACCGGATTCATCTTTATCGTGAACCTCACAACCTATTGCTCGTAATTCTCTAATAAAACGGGATTCAGCTAAATCTCCTGTCTCAAACAAACGATAGAGTCGCCCCGAAAATTCCGATTTACAACAATGCTTAAATTTATACCATAATGCACGTTCACAAGGCCCCCCTATTTCTGACATTCCAAGATATTGCCGGAACTGTCCTGAGTCTCCGCGATTCTTGTGATAGGCATAAATGGCATCAACCACAGGCGAATTTTCGGGGAGATGTTGAGTAATGTCGGTCATTCTTTTTTAGCTTTTATTGAAACCGCGATTTTCTTCGGGGTAACCTGGACGTATTGAGAAATAATACCAAAAACATCTTGTCGATTGGCTTTAATCCATTCATAACCAACTTCATCAAGACTATAATTTGTTTTGGATTTTATAGGAGGTGGAAAATCAGTAATGGTTTTTGTGTAGTCTGTGTCCCAAGTCTTTTTTATTCCTTCTATATCTGCTTTATACAATAGCCCCCTCTCAACGGTTATTTTCGTTCCGTCCTCAAGCGTAGCTGTTTTTGATCCGCGTTCGGGGCCGGGAATTAGGGCGGCAACGGCTTCTTCGGCTTCGATCCTCTGCATCTTCGCTAACTCTTCATCACTTTTCATAGAACGAAGATAAGCAACTGCATTTTCTAAATTACCCATTTTAAGTTGGCCTCCAATTCTCTCTATAATACACGGCCTGTGCCATCCATGTAGTCTCTACTATAGCAAGTAATACACTACATGCAAAGGACCACCAAATCGCATAATAGTAGTAGAAGAAACACCCCCATATCGTCCATGCCCATAAGTGTATGATTTGGAAAATCGAAATACCCTTTGTAGTCTTGTCTCTTGATGTTTTTACAATACTTAAAATACAGCAGATAGAAGCCGTAAACAAGAAGCAACTATTTGTAAAGTCTGGTATCATAGAATTCTCTTCGTTAAGGGCGATAGCAAAGAAACTAGGTGTCCTGTTGCGTTTTGCAGTTAGGCCGAGACGCCTCTCGGTCAGCTAGTTTCTTTGTCATCGTCCGTGACGACATGGCTTTAAGTAAGCAGCGAATTCAATCCCTCCACATCTACCTCTTTCTTCTTGCGTTCATAGGGTACAAGGTTGACACCAGCCTTACGAAGTTTAGAGGCACGGGCTTGAACGGAAGTTTCTTTCAATCCCGTTGTTGCCGCAAGCCCTTCATAAGAAACGCTTGCAACGTAGGATTTTACAAAATCTTCATCAGACACTTGAACTTTACTCATGGGTTCTCTCTTTCTTAAAAACGGGAATAGATAGTATAGGTTCATAATCATCGCATCCAAGGCGGCTTGTTGCCGGTAGAGGGTGGGTTGGCGGCTTCCGCAAGCCTAGCTTGGTTAGCTTGTGGATTAGGTTCGTTGGTTTTGGTTTGGAAATTAGGCTGCCCTATAGGATAACCCGAGTTGTTTGCATAGGGGGCGGGATTCGGATTTTGAGTTAGGGTTGAATATGTCCTAATTTCGTTTCGATCATCTTTGACCTTAACATGAGCAAGACATGTTTTATTGACTAATTGATTGGTATCAGAAATAGCTGTTAATCCAATTGCTTGTCCCAATGCCGCAAGGGTTCGCAAGCCAATATCAACGCATTGCGTCGAGGGATTGGCAATGTTGATGTTATCAAATAGTTTGCGATTTTTGCCGGGGCCATCTAGGATGGATAAACACAATGCAATGTAATATCCTGTGCCAGATTTTGTTTGTCTAACTTCTGCCTTTTCAATTAGTACCGGATACTTGTCGGGTGGCAGTACCTCAAAATCTCCTTGTGGTTCGACACTATTAGTATCGAACCCACCTCCAAAAATCTGTTGTAGATTATTCATTCAAACCTCTCTTTCTTATTGTTGTTTTGATGTCGCCGCAACGGCATTCATGAAGTTATTCCAATTTAAAGATAGCTCGGGTGGTAATCGACCATATACTCCACGACCTCCGGCAGGATAGGCCGGATTCTTTTGTGTATACAAAAATCGCTGTCCCCCAGCTATATCAAGCCCTTGGTGTTTTTCTTTGTTAAATCCGAGTTTTTCGGTTTTCACAATTACCTTTGTATTTGCGAAAAGGATAACATCTGCCCATTTATAGAGCAAGCCTGCCGCCATGTCATTAAGATCAAATTGATACTGATCGTAAGATGGTCCAGCGGGGTCGTCAAAGCGTTTTACTTTTACATGCCCAATTATAATAGACGCCATTCCTTTTTCGTTACGTAAGTAATCTAACGCCTCAGTGATTTTTCGCCAATAATTAGTGGCTTCCCTATAACCTCTAGCATATCCAAGACCGTCGCTATTTATATCACTTGCATGGTGGTCAAGACATACCTTTTCCCAAATTATCGGTTCGAGGGCAGTAGACGAGTCAATAACCATAGTTCCAAAATTATGATCTTCCACATAAAGTGAAGCCAGACACCCTATAACATCATCTATACTTTGACATGTTGGAAATTGCGGAACTGCAATAGAATCAATGCCCTCTTCACCTTTGATCGGAATAAAAATTGGTCTGTCTGATTGGGATGCAAAAGTGCTCTTCCCGATCTTTTCTACGCCAAGCAATATGATTCTCGGAGCACGCAAGCGGGTTTCGTTGGTTATGGAAGCAAGATTAAAAGACATTTTACCTTAATTCAATAGTTAAAGTTGTTTTGTCGTCATCAGAATTTAAGTCAGACACTAATTCATTTATGGCGTCATGCACGGCATAAAAAAGTTCTTTAGAAATTCCTTCTTCTTCGCGTTCGCAATCGAGAATATCTTCTACGGTACCAAGATAAACTTCATCACCTCCAATTAAAAGGTAAACTCCGCGATTCACATTATACTCCGTAATTAAATGTCTTTTGAAACTCTGCTGTTCCCTTGATTGTTAAGATATGTACCTTAGCTGAATAGCCGGATGCGGTTGTAGCTAAACCGTCAATTGCCACACAAAATCCCGCCCGCTCCATACTTTTACGGCAACCCCGTAAAGTCGATGGGTGAATACGTGGTATTGATTCCTGAATATCATAATCCGTAAGACCATCATCCCCGGCCTTGTACAATTGTTCTAAAACTTGTAATTTTGTACTCATTTTTTACCTCTTTTTGTAGTTTAATTGGATTTTTAGGAATGTCAAGAAGATTTTTCTTTATTTAGCAATTTTCTTATAGTTCTAGGACTCCACTTTTTGCCGCGACAGGGGCCGAATTCCTTGTTTATTGTATCGGCTATTAATTGAGAGGATATTGCCATCTCATATCCTTTATATCCTCTTATACATTTAATTGCTAATAATTCCTGCGGATTTTCAATTAGTTGTTTTGTTTCCTTAATGTATTGATACCCTAATGGTGCTCTTCCAAGGTGTTGCCCGTTAGCTTTTTTCTTTGCAAGCCCGGCCTTTGTGCGTTCGGCAATGCCGTCTCGTTGATATTCGGCAATACCGCCCAAAATAGTTTGTAAAAGTCTGCCTTCTTTTGTGGTGCGATTCTGAGTGCCGTCGGCATATTCAAGGGTACATCCCGCCGCTTTAATTTGAGCACAGATTGTAAGCATGATAAGCACGTCGCGGGCTAATCGGTCGGCGGTATCAACCACCAAAATCATTCCGGTAGTTAAATCTGCTAGTACACGGGTTAGCCCCGGTCGATCAAATATTGCACCGGACACCGATTCGTCGCAATATACGCTAACCACAATATATCCCTTGCGTTCACAATAAATACGGCATCGTTCCTCTTGTTGTTGATTGCTCTTGGACGTTGTCGCGTCAGGACGTTCTGAAAATCGGCAGTAAATATTTACATATTGCTTTGTCATGTTTTTCTTTTAATCTTTCAAGATGTCCGTCTATTTTCTTTTGATCCCCATTATACAGCAAGGCTATTTCGCTACCGTGTTTTTCTGGGGTAATCCGGACACTTCGCGGAATATAGTTTCTTGCTAGTCTGAGTTTTTCAAGTTTATGCCAAGTGATTTTGCCCGATTTTACTCGTTTTCGTGCTATTTGATAATGATTACAACATATTCCGCGAGCGTAAACAGGGAGTTCACAATTGGGGATTAGGCAAAGCATTTTCATTTAAATTGATGTGGAATTTTTTCTAGTAAACCTTCGCGGGTTTCGGCCATTAAACAAGTTCTTCCGTCGGGGGCGTGAAGAAACCATATTCGACCCTCCCCGCGTTGAGTAATGTAAAAACCCGCTTGCATAGCTTTGTTGTAAGCGTTTTTAATAAGCCTATCGTTTCCATGTTCCCATAATGTTTTTAATTCGGTGGTCATTCTATCACCTCCTCTGCCGTCCAATTGTTTGAGTTTAAGCATAAATCTATTTCGTCTCTTTCATATTCGGTATCGTCAAGTTCACCTTCTAACAATTGCTCCATAGCGTTTTCTGATGTTTCTGCTTGAACTCGAAAAACCACATATCCCATTGCTGGGATGCTTATATCGAATGTTTTCATAATAATCCCCTTCTTCCTAAATGTCAAATGGTTTTTTTGCAACATTCAAAATTAGTTGATTGCCTTGCCGGATATACAACCGGATCACCCGCCATGAGTAGAGGGTCCGTATGGCTTGACGGATATTGTCAGTGCCATACTGGATCGAATCGTGATTAGTTACAATGGTTACTGTGTACATTTTTCCGCCTTTAAATCTATATTACAAGCTTTATAAAATTTCTCATAATTAAAAAGATCGTTGTGCTTTTTGCAGACTTTGGCAATTATACAACTTGTTAATATCCGCTTCTGCCTATTCGTAATTTATCGCATTGCCTCTGCAATGATTACAAAATCACCTTTTGTCATACTTCACCCGCCTTGTGACAATAGCCGCTTTTGATTAGACTTGCCGCCATACGGCCATAACTGCCCTGTAACGTCCATGCAAGGCCGGTATCAATTAGGTGTTGAAAGCCTTCGATTAGTCTTTCTTCACTAATTTCCCCGCTTTCATAATCCATTATGAAATTTATAGCATCAAGTTTTTGTTTTTTAGTTGTCAACATACTTCACCTTTTGGTTTGCTTGTTAAACGGATTTTTCCACCCTTGCCCTTTACGCGAAGATCGCATTTGGAAACATGTGCATCATACTCTTTTGCTCGCTGTAATCCTTGCACGGCAAAGCCGACTACGCTAGGGTGGTATCGTACTATATGCTGACCGTCAGAAAAGTTTAAGGTTTGTTGTTTCATTTTTTTACCCATACTGAAAAGCGAATACAGAATTGTTGTGTTTCGTCTAATACAAAAACAAAACCGGTTATTCCTTCTTGTTTCAATCGTTTAGCAATAGTTTCGGGGTTATCTTCATAGTCATACCACCCGTTTTCAAAACCCTGTTTATGTGGCTCATATCCATACTTTGATAAGTCAATATCGAAAGTTAGACAATGCACGTGATTGCCGGAAAGATATTCAAGATAATCTTCGGGCGACTTTTTTATGCAATCCCCGCATAAAATACTACCTTCACTTGTCCGAAAATAAGGTTTCCATGAATAACTATCCGGCTGTGACCGAACTGCCTTGCCGCAATCGTCACAAATATGCCATTCGTCTCCCCATTCGATAGCATACCCCATTTTTTCTAATACTTCCGCAAGGCGGGGCCTAGTATCGTCGAGAGTCTTAAAATTCCCTGTTTCTCGATTATATTCGGTTTTACTATTCCAATTCGCAAGAGCTACCGGCTGATCTTTGTATCCGGGTTCACAACAGCCGTCGGCGAATTGTACATCCAAATTGTGTTTGTTGATATAATCCAGAATTTTCTGGAAGCGTGATCTTGTCGGTCTGATGCCAACACCCAGCAGCGGTAATTGAGTTGTTGTCATGTCTTTACTCCCTAGAAATAAAAGATACATCGGTATCTTGTACTTCAAAATAGATGCATTCCTGATTAAAATATACGGCGAAAGATCGGGCAAGTTGACGAAAGGCCGGTATAGGGGCAACCATTGCATTATCAACAACTACCCATACCTTTTGCATGGTTTCACGTTTAATATCGCCGGTTGCCGGGTTACGCCAACAGCCGGTTATAATGCCGTCAAGCGTATACCCTCCAGCAATGTCGGCAATGCGATTCAAGGCGTTTTCTAGTTTGTATTCTTCCACTACGCTTCCGTCATTGTAGTGGGTCGGCAGTAAAATAGTAACTTTTTTCATAAACCTAACCCTCTAGTTATATTATACTGTTCATCCCATTCCCCCGGTTCTACATCAAGAGGGAAATTATCGGGGTCACGGGCATTGTTTTCAATCCACTTGTCAACAAATCGAATTACATTTGCAATTTCTGTTTGTTCCCATTCTTTAATTGTCATGTTAAATACCTCTTTACAATTTCTTTTGACTTGTTATCTTGCCATGATTCAAGTATTAAACCATCATAATCTTTGCCAGCATAACTCCGAAGATAGTCTAATGCTTTTGGACAACTCTCAAAAACTCGAAGAATTGTAAGTCCTTCATAATTATGCCAACCTTGTAAAATATAAACCGTCATGTTTCACCTCTACTTAACTATACCATGTTATTTTTAATTGTCAACTTATTTTCCCAACACGGCCATAAATGCCGTAAATCTTTCGGTAGGTGATCGGCAATAATAGCATGTAGCTCGTGGCCGTCAATATCCATATCCATGGTATCCTTGCCGTCAATGG